GGAGTTAGAAGAAAAGAGCGCTAAAATGGATGCTGAATTACAGGGGTATCGTAAACGGGACGATATGATAATTAAGCACCGTATGCCTACCCGGCGTAAATCCTTAAACGATCAATATATCGAGTTTGAATGGGGCGCCATAATCGAGGGGAAATCGGCGGAGCATCCGGAAGGATTGATAGGCGCCGGCTGCGATCTTGTGATTATGGACGAGGCCTCCAAGATGAATTTAAAAAGGATCTGGCAGAGTTATATCCGTCCTACGCTATCAGACAAAAAAGGAAAAGCTATTTTTATTTCTACGCCTTCCGGTTACGATTATTTCTGGGAACTTTTTAATATGGCCAAGACCCGTAAGGAGTGGTACAGTTTTAGTTCCCCGTCCTGGGAGAATACCTACGCCTTCCCCAAAGGCAGAGACGAGGAGGATCTAATCGAAGCAGCCAGCACCTTATCTCAAGAGGCATTTTCTCAGGAATATGGTGCCGCTTTTACATCCATGAGCGGCCGGGTTTATGCCGACTTCGATCGCGAAAAAAATACAGGATATTATCCGTATATTCCACTATATCCAGTCTATTTATGCCTGGACTTTGGCTATCGTATGCCCGCCGCTTTATGGTTTCAGACCTACCGGCACGACGGCGCCAAGGATGACGACTGGCATATAAATATAATCGACGAGATCCTCCACGTCCCCAATTTAAAAATATCCGACCTGGCCGACCTTATCCAGAGAAAAAAATATAGGATCCAGCAAGTTTTCGGAGATCCGGCCGGCTACCAGGTGCAGTCATCGGTCGGCGTTGGCGAGTCGGAGTTATTTTACCAGGCGACCGGGCTGCGGGTCTGGAGTTTAAGAGACAAGCCGAGCAGATCCATCGCCTCCGGTGTAAGTCATGTGCGCGGATACATAAAATCGGCGGACGGAACGCGCCGGCTGCACATAAATAATAACTGCGTCGGTTTAATTGAAGATTTAGAAAGTTACCGCTACCCAGAGAGAAACGACGGGCAGCCATTGAAGGAAGCGCCGTTAAAAGATGGGTATTCCGAACATGGTGCAGATTGTTTAAGATACGGCGTAATAAATCGCTTCCCAATTAGAAAATACAAATATAGGACGGCCAAACGATGAGAGAATATGCAGAACAGCTAATTACACAGTCTATAAAAGAGCATAAGCTCCTCGCCAGCCAGAACAGGCGGGACATGGTACGAAAATACCTAGACTATTTCTCTGGCGACAATACGACCCAGTATATAGAGCGTCGATTTAATGCTGCGGCCTTCCAGGAGGTGCCGCCGGCTTGTGTTAATATTACCAGGCGTTTTATTGATCGCATGAGCCGAATCTACACCCTGGGCGCTGTCCGGAACGTAAAGGGTCAGTACCAGGATCTATCATATTTAAAGAATTTAAAGATGAAACACATAGAGAAAATGACCAGGCTACTAGGCACCCTGGCTACCCGCATTTCTTTTAGATCAGACCCGGATCCGCATTTTAATTATATACCGATATACTATTTCGACTGCTCCTTCGGGGACGATCCCTATAATCCGATAGCTATTACCTACCCCATGATGCAGCCGGTATATGATGCAAGCAAGACCCAGGAACTAAGTTACTGCTACTGGGACGCGGAGCATTACGTCGTATACAGCGAGCATGGCGACGTTACAGAAGAGATCCAGCACGGATACGGCGTCTTACCGTTTGTTTTTACCCATAGAGATAACCAGCTAGACGAGTTTTTTGTGGGCGGTGCTTACGACGTTGTTTCCTGTAATGAATTAATGAATATTCTACTTACAGAGGCCAATTTAGGTATGCGTTTTCAAATGTTCGGCCAGTACACAATTACAGGGATGTACTCAGACGAGAACCTTAGCCGCGCCGGATCCGACGAAATTATGATCGTTCCGGAGGGTGTAGACATAGAGATTCTCTCTCCCAAAGGAAATTTGGACTCAGCCATGGGATTAATTCGGCAAATGCTGGATCTAACCGCCCAAAACAATCACCTTTACGTAAGTTTTGAAGAGAACGGAGCCGATAGGCCCAGTAGCGGCATTGCTCTAAAGATAAAAGACCTGGAGAGATTTGAGGATTACCAGGACGACTTAGAGCTGTGGAATATCTACGAAAAGGAAATTTTTAAGATCGAAAAGGCTGTGGCTGGCGCTAACGGAATAAATATCCCTGGAGATCTGGCTATAGACTTTAGCGAGCCAGAGTATCCCATGACCGTAGCCGACCAGATCCAGATAGACGAATTTCACCTAGCGCACAACCTAACCACGGAAGCCGGCCTTATGGTTAAATATAATAACGACCTTTCGATAGAAGAGGCTAAGGCCGTAATCGAAAAAAATAAGGAGTCTAATGGCCAGGGAAAAGAAGAACCGAAGCAATCAATTTTTAGTCAGTTACGTAACCAGCCTCCAGCGGCTTAACGACATTGAGCCGGAGGCGCCCGGAGATATTGATATAGATGAAATTATAGCGGATCCTACGGCTTTCGCTCTTGCTTTTGTAGAAAACGAGTTTGCTAAAAATATCCCCAGTTTTATAGAGGCGTTTAGGCTTGGTCAAACCTTAGCTAAAAAGAACCTGGCGGAAAAGTAATTGGAAAAAGAGGGTTTAGAATTATTTATCGGATCCCAAGTCTATTGGTTTGTCGGCCTGGCTCTATTATTTTTTATCCGAAATATCATAGAGGGAATGATTGCGGGTCTTTTAATATTTTTAGGCGGAGATTATAACTCAGACGACGTAGTTTATGTCGATGGACTCCCAGGCAGAATTATTCGCGTTGGTTTATACAAGACAGTTTTTTTCTTATATGATATTACTAACGACCCCTATACTGGCGAGGCCAGGGTAAGCGGCGGGACTAAAATGGTTATTCAAAACAGCGCCTTACAGGATCATAAAATAGAAAAGCCCCTACAAAACCTGGATCTAACGCGATATAAAAAGTCTCCCAGAAAATTAGACCGGAGGACTGATGCTTAAAGGCGTCAAACGGAATTACGATCCCAAAAAGCTGGCAGCAAAGATGGATACCATCTGGATAGATGCTTTTAAGCCCATGATCCGAGAACTAAACAGAGAAATTCAAGATAGCATTGAAACTTCTACTGACATAGACGGGAAGAAATTTAAGAGGTTAAAAAAGTCTACAACCGATATACGTAAACAGCGCGGGCAAAAAACTCAGCCGCCTTTATTAATAGGCGGAGAAATGCGTAAAACTAAAATTATACAGGCCACTAAAACCAAGCCCTCGTTTGAAATAGAAATGACCGGCAAGAATAAAGGCGTTTATTATGGAGCCTTGCATAACCAGGGTTTCATATCCAGCGGAATGATACCCGGTAAAAGAGTCCCCGCACGTAATTGGTTTGGGATCCCCAAAGAATATAAAAAAGGCGGTAGAAAATATGAGGAGGCCCGCCGTCAGGTGCGCGATAATCTCCGTAGAGCCTTACATTCCACCATGAAGAAGATAGCATAGTGCCGCCCGCAATACCCATAGGCCTGGAGGATTATCTGGCCGCTTTAATGGAGCGATCATTACATGATGCGCTCATTTTCTCCGAGCGTATCGCTAAGGCTACCTCTGTTATGAGTGAAGCGGGCATGACCGCTGACGCTATTTCGATAGCATTAAACGAAGATCTATTACGCGGCGGTAAAATCTTCGGGGAATTATCTAACTCGATAAAATCTGGAATTAATGAGGGCGTTAATCAATCTGGCCGGCTCGGCCAGGCAGAACAATATCCCCCAGGAGAGAAAAATTATAGCTGGGTAACAGTCGCCGGCCATAAGGTTTGCCCAGACTGCGACGCCAGGACGGGCGACGTTAGAACCTGGGACGAATGGGTAGGCGAGGGACTCCCAGGATCCGGCTGGTCTATTTGCGGCGGGCATTGTTACTGCGTTCTAGATCCGGTAGGAAAATGGGATAGCAGAATAGAGGGAACGCCCCCGGCGGTTAAAGAACCTGGCGCCAGCTTACCGCGAATCCCCAAAGATCCAGCTACAAAAATAGGCGCCACAGAGCGGATAAAAAAGTTTATATCCACACCAAACGGGCGTTGGGCTGAGCGTCTAGTCGAAAAACACGGATCGTTTTCTTTCCCTGGTGTATCGGAAAAACATTTAGAAATAATAGCGAGAGCATTAGAGGATACGCTAGGCAGATTTAATCTTAATGTGCATCATTTAGGCACATTTAAAACCGGCTGGCCGCGATTTAGGGCGCGAGGAGCCAACGGCGCCGCCTGGGGGAGTCCAAAACTTCAGAATAACGCTATAGGATGGAAGAAAACCTATATTAAAGGCTATCGAGCCACATCAAAAAATACTAGGAGAGCCTTTGAGAGTATAAGACAGAGAGAGATTATATCGGCAAAGGAAACTATTGAAAGATATGAAAAGCTCGCTCTCAAAGGTGATCGCATGGCGGAAGGATGGGTAAGAAAAGCTAAGGCAGATCTAAAAAGATTAACAGACAAACGATATAATAAATGGAGTACATCGTCTGCGGCCGACGACGCTTTATACGCCACATCTAAGCACGAGTCCTGGCATCAAGTAGATTTTCAATTAAGACTCGACGGTAAGGCTATATGCGGTAAAGAATTTGGAAACGGCGGAATATTTAAAAGGCAATTAGATAAACTTAAAGTACCGAGAGACGATTGGTATTTCGTTAGCGAATATGCTGGTAGTTCAATTTTTGAGCTATGGGCCGAGGTAGGCACGGCGTTAGATTTGGGAATGTATGTACCGCCGAACATAAAAAAAGCATTTATAGCCTCAATAAAAGAGGCTGGATTTACGTACCCTTAATACTCTTCGTCTACTTCTGGTATCATTCCAGACGACTCGTACTGGATCCCATGATCTCCCTCATGCGGTTTTCTATGGTCAAATCTCCCGGTAAATATCTCTTGTGGAATCGGTTTCTCTCCCTCCATGGGAAAGGCCGCGCAATGTACGCCGTCCGAAGATCCGCCCTGGTAATGGATGCAGTTTAAGCATTGTAAAGATTCCATATCTAAAATTACCTCCTTATTTTATTATTCCTATACCCTCTTTTGAAGGGTATCTCTTCCGTTAATTGTTTATCCAGTACTTACAAGGTACTGAAAACCCTTAAATAGCCAAAAAATTTGTCGTCATAAAAGGTACTGAAAACTAGGTTTTTGGTACCTTTCCTGTTCCAGTTCCTTTAGATATTATTTATCTGATTTTATTTTTTAGGTTTGGTCGAGCTGGTTTTTCTATCCAGTTTATCAGCCTATTCGACTTTGCCGCTCTTCCGTCTGGTCGGACTTTGCCTCTTTCCTCAAGCTGTTCCCAGGTTGTGATTCCTTTAGCTATTATTCTACGTATAGATCTATAATGTTTACCGCACAATCCTCTCGCACTACCTAAGTCGGTATTGTCATGGCTGCAATAATCCACTATACATTTATTTGTATTCATGGTTACTCCGTTTTGTTTTGCTATCTGTCCAGGTCTTTTATCTTTAGAGC